CTTGTCGGGTTCACCCATCTGCATGGAAGGCTGCCACAGGAAGGAACCGGTGGTGGGATCCTTGAGCTTTCTGATCTCTGCAACAGTGGTGTCGTTCATCAGCCACTGGGCGTTGCGTCTGTAGGGTTTCTTCAGAGCGTAGACCAGGGAGATCAGCTCATCTGCAGTGATCTTGTTGGTAGCTGCAGCAGTGACGCCGACAGTGCCGCCGTTGGCTCCGAAAATACCGGTAGGCTGGCCGGTGCCGGTACCAACGCAGAAGGCAGTCTCTTCAGTGATACCGAAGGCGCGGCCGAACTCAGCTGCCAGATATGCCTGCAGATCGAATGCGGAGTCCTGAAGCAGCTCGATGGAGACCTTAGATAAGGCGGTCAGTTTGAAAGCATCCAGGCTCTTCTGATCGAAGGTGGGGTTGCTCTCAGTATATGCAGCGTTCTCGGCGGTCCAGTATGCCTGGACATGGGAAGCTGCTACGGGGATCTTGCGCTCTGCAGAAGTGTGAATGACGTTGGCCATGCCGCGAATAACGTTGTTCTCATCCAGGGCGGTGACGATCTGGCGCTCGAATTCAGTGGGCACCAGGTAGCCGCCATTGGCGTCAACACCTTCGGACAGGACATTGTGGACCAGAGCCCTGCCGCGGAGGTAGCAGTTGTAGTCATCCGCATAGTTGCTGGATGCAACGCCGGTCCTGGCATCGGGTCTTGCGACACCGGCACCGGGAGCGCCGAGCATGGGAGTCTCGTTCCAGACACCCATCTGAGCATTGATGGTCTCCTGGCGCTGCATACGCTCGATCTGAGCAGTGTAGGACTGGATGTCGGCTTCCATCTTGTCATAGGTCGCGGCGTCTTCCGCGGACAGGAGGCCGTTCGCATCCTGGTGAGTGTTGAGAAAATCCTTTGCGTTTTCCCACAGGTTCGCCCTCTTGGCGAGAAGTTCTTTGATAGTCATGGTGGTTTATCTCCTTAGACTCTTAAATCAGTGTTTCAGCAGGTTCAGCCGCTTCATGAGCTGATCTGCAGGGACAGTGTTCTGAGGCTTCTCCGGCTTCGGATGGGCCTTCAGGAAGGCATTGATGAATGCGTTGTTGGTGACGTTCGGAGAAAATGCCGAAGCGGTGGCGGCGGCACCTGCATTCTCATCCTGGGAATCCGTAAAAAGGATCTCGTCGCAGAATTTAAGTTCCAAAGCCTTGCGGGCATTCATCCATGTGGTGTTGTCCATCAGCTTTGAGATCTTGTCCCTGGGCATCAGGGTCTTTGCCTCATAAGCGTTGATGATGGATTCTTTGACCTCATTGAGCATTGCGATGGCATCCTTCAGATCATCCGCTTCTCCCCAAGCCATGGTGCTGGGGTTGTGAATCATCATCATGGCCACCGGGCTCATGCAGACCTTTGTGCCGGCCATGGCGATGACCGATGCTGCAGAGGCCGCGATGCCGTCGATCTTGACGGTCACGTCGTGCGGGTAATCCATGAGCATGTTGTAGATCTGTGCAGCTGCGAAGACGTCGCCTCCGGGGCTGTTGATCCAGAGAGTGATCGGACCGTCGCCGGCATAGAGCTCATCCCGGAAGATCCCGGGCGTGACCTCATCCCCCCACCAGGTCTCCTGGCTGATAGGGCCGTCGAGCGTCAGAGTTCTTTCGGATCCGAACTGGTCCTTCTGCTCATTGGTTACCCATTTCCAGAATTTGTTCATGGGTTACCTCCTTGTTGTCAGAGCGGATCCGGACTGGCCTTCGTCTGTATCCGAAGATCCGCTTTTGTTTGCATAGATGCCTGCATCCTTCAGCCTGACCATGTTGCCGTTGACCAGATACAGGTTTCCGCCCTCTTCATCCGGGATCGGATTCATATCCTCCAGCTCGTGGATGTCGTTAGCACTCAGCCAGCCGTTCTGACGGCCGATAGCGTAGCCGTTCATGCGGCTCTGATAGTCACCACGGAGCAGGCCGTCCACGTTCATCTTGAAGACGATCCTGTCCTTCTGAGCCGGCAGAAGCAGGTCTTTATGCAGGGCCTGTTCCCATCTGGCCACCCAGGGGTTCAGGGTGAACTTGACGAACTCCAGTGACTGGTGCTCAATGTTGGAGAACGTCGCATGCTCCAGGTCCTGGATCATGTGCGGCGGGACCCTGTAGATCCTGCAGATCTCATTTACCTGAAACTTCCTGGTCTCCAGGAACTGAGCCTCCGAAGGATTGATGGAGATGGGTTCATACTTGACGCCCTCTTCCAGGACAGCCGTCTTGCCGGCATTCCCGGTACCGCCGTATGCTGCCATCCAGGCGTCGCGGAGCTTTTCCGGATCCTTAAGCGTTCCGGGATGGGTAAGTACTCCGGAGGGCCTTGCGCCATTATTGAAGAACTTGTTACCAAATTCCTCAGCGGCCATGCCCATTCCGACGGCATCCCTGCACATGGCGATCGGGCTGTATCCCATGATTCCATCGAAACCCAGGCCCGGGATGTGTAAAACCTGGTCCTCACGCAGGTAATGCGTCTGGGCCGTCGTACTTATACCCTCATCTCCGTAGGTCGTATACGCATAGACCAGCTGCCCGTTCTCGGCCCGGCCCACCAGCATCCGGTTCGGCAGGAGCGGGTAAAGAGCTACCACATCTCCGTAGCCATTTCGGATGATCTGTGCGTAGGCATTGCCGTATGTGCACAGGTGGCCCATCATCGTCTCTCTGAAGACGAAGGACGTCATATCCGGATTCGGCTGGTCGTGCAGGATCCGGTAGAGAGGATGGTCATAGAGTTTCTTTTTGGTCCCGTCCGGCTGGTACTCATAGACGTTCAGAGGGAGCTGCGCAATGCCTTCAGATAGGACCCTGATGCAGGCATAGACAGCCGCCTGCTGCATTGCCGTGAACTCGGTCACGATCTTGCCGCTGGCAGACCTTCCGAACAGGTATGTCCTGTCGTTGTGGATGTACACGTCGTGTACCTCGTTGACATCTTCAGTCGGCTCCCTGGAGTGAAACAGTTTTGAGAGAAATAAAAGTGCTGACATAGCATTGTCCTCCTGCTAGAAAACGAGAAGCGGCCGGTCATCATATACAGATCCCTGCTGGCCGCCACGCTTTATGGCGCGGTCCAGGCCCATGACCGTGGCTACCGCGCCGTCGATCTTCTCAGTTGATTTTTCCTTGTCCATCTTGACGTTCCCGGCAGGATCCTTTCGGATGTACACGTTGTCCATCATCCACCGGAGCACCGGGTTGCCGCCGTGGGCCAGGCGCTTCTCCAGTGTCAGCTTCATGAGCTCTTTCGTAGGCGGGCTCATGTCCTTGAAGCCCTGTCCGAAAGGCACCACGGTGAAGCCCATGTCTTCCAGGTCCTGGGACAGCTGCGTGGCGCCCCAGCGGTCATAGGCGATCTCTGCGATGTTGTATATGGTGCCCAGCTCCTTGATCCGTTCCTCGATATAGCGGTAGTGGATCACGTTGCCCTCCGTGACGCTCACAAGGCCCTGCTGGACCCATGTGTCATATGGCACATGATCACGCCTCACGCGCAGATCTACGGTCTCTTCGGGGACCCAGAAGATCGGCAGGATGTCGAAGACGCCCTCATCCATGTCATCCGGAGGAAAGACCAGGACCAGTGCCGTAATATCCGAAGTGCTCGACAGGTCGAGGCCGGCATAGCACTTGCGGCCCAGGAGGCTTTCCTTCATGAGCTGCATTTCGTCGACCGGAGCGCTGCAGGCGTCCCACTTGTCCATAGGCATCCATCTGACGGCCTGTTTGACCCACTGGTTGAGCCGGAGCTGTCTGAAGGCATTCTCCTCCGCAGGATTCTGCTTCGCGCTCTCACAGGCGTTTCTGACAGTCTCCTCGCGGACCGTAATGCCCAGGGACGGGTTCGCTTTGTACCAGGTTTTCGGATCGGTCCAGTCGTCATCCTTGCCGGCTCCATAGATGACCGGGTAGAACGTGACATCGTGCTTCCGGCCCTCGATGATGTCCAGGGCCTTCTGATGGATCTCCCAGCAGATGGAGTTCTGATTGTCTCCCGCTGTTGTGATCAGGAAGAACAGGGGCTGCATCCTGGCATCGCCGGAGCCCTTCGTCATGACGTCGAACAGCTTCCGGTTCGGCTGGGTGTGCAGTTCATCAAAAACGACGCCTGAGATGTTCAGGCCGTGCTTTGTGGCGACGTCCGAAGACAGGACCTGGTAGAAGCTGTTGGTCGGAAGAAAAAGGATCCTATTTGATGACTCCAGGATCTTGCAGCGCTTCATCAGGGCCGGGCAGAGCTTGATCATGTCGACGGCCACGGAGAAGACTATCTTTGCCTGCAGACGGTCGGCTGCACAGCCGTAGACCTCCGCACGCTGCTCACCGTCCGCGCACAGGAGCAGGAGGGCGACCGCTGCCGCCAGCTCGCTGTTGTGTGTTGGTACCATCGAAGGGCCTGCCAGATAGCAGTGATCAGGACTGTCAACCTGTATACACTGCATCGGAATGCCGTTCAGAATGTATTCAATGCTCTGCAGATAGTGGTATCCGTTCCTGGTATCCCTTCGAGGGATTCTTCTTTTGAGGTAGCGGGGGATCCTGCTGATCGGCATATCATCGTAGGCGACAAAGCGGATTGTATAAAGGGTCTCTCCTGTCTCTGCCCCGTGATACTTGCACGGTTCTTCCGTCACATTGTTTTTGATCCCAAGCGACCAGAGAAGCTCGCGGATCGAATCGATCAGGGGCTTGCAGACGCCGTTGTAAACAGCCTGGCCTTTGTACTTGGATACATGTCCATCTGAATCAATAAGTCCCGCCAGAAGGGCAAGACGCTGGCCTCTGGAAGCCCTTAGGTATTCCGGCCGGATGACTTTGTCCCGCCAGTCGTCTACCAGGACCGGCTCCAGCTCTTCGTAACAGAAGACCCAAGACCGTCCGGACCCGTTCTTGTATGAGTTGTACGGAGCATAAGGAATGGCCTCCGTGATGTGCTCCATGTCGTCTTCAAAAGCACAGATACAAGGCTTTGTGGCGGTCCCGTCTCCGAGCCAGATACCATACAGGTAAGGATCCACAGGAAGATCGGCTTCCGGGAGGTCCATGGCTTCAGGCATCCTGATCCTGACGCAGCTCCTGGATCCGTCCACGGTGTCGCCGTAATGCTTCCGAATGGCTTCCTGCTTTGCGTAGATCTCTTCCGAAGTCATGATCACATCGGACTTCGTTTTGCCGTAAATGTAGTCAACCATCCACTGATGCCTGGCCCCTGCTATGATCTGGGAGCCATCCCGGAATGTGAGCCGGTAGGCATCTTCTTTTTTGTCTACTTCACTTTTAGCCACCACTGTGCAAGGCCTGCCGTCCGTACCGATCACCTGGTCTCCGATCTGCAGATCCCCCATCGTGGACCAGCCGGAAGGTGTAGGTATCGGAGTGCCTATGTACAACTGTTTTCCCTGCTTCTTTGGGATCTCGATGTAGGCCGTATTGAACTGTCTGTAGCCGTCTTCTTTCAGGGTTCCGAAGATGTCCCGGATGATCTTTTCCTGCCACTCGATGAGATCGAAGGGCTGATTGTACCATTGTCCCTTCGTGTGCTTCAGACTCTGAACGAAGGCAACTGCAAAATCGGCGGCGTCCTTGTCGTAATGGGACGTCGGCGCCATGAATTCTGTGGGTGTGTAGTTGTCCATTTTTCCCCATCAAAAAAGCACCCTGGCTGAGGGCGCTTACAGGCTTTTCTGTTTGAACAAATTCTCCATCATGTCGGCGTGAGGGCTACCTGCGGAATAGTCTGTTGAGCAGTTATCCTTCACAATGGAGTAGATCTCGGCCCAGTCGCGGGCCATGGCCGACTTGTATTTCTCGGCCATATTAACGAACGGGCTGGCGATCGGCTCCCCTGTAGTGGGATGCTTGGCCACCAGGCCGTATTCACTGATCGCGTCTTCGCACTGGATCCATCTGGCTGCGCTCATGGAGTAGCGCTCAATGGAATCCGGATTGACCAGCTGGTCGACGCCTTTCTCTGCCAGCCATTCCCAGGTGGTCTTATAGATCTTCCTGGCCATGAAGGCCTTGCCGTTCTCCTGCTTCCGTCCAAGGAACGCCTTTGGTTTCGGCATTTCCCTTCCGGGAGGCATGTCTCCGGGAGGCGCCATGTCCAGGACTTTGATCTGACGGTGTCCGAGGTTGCCCTCGGCCAGTTTGTCCGCCAGAGGCTTCCTTTTGGCACCGGATCCGGCCCTGCGGCCCCCTCTCATGGTGCCATCTTTAGCCATTTCAGTACTCCTTTTGATGCTCAGGCCCCAATCTGGGCGTTTGATTCTGCGAAAATTCGCGCGAAGGTCCCGCGCCGTTCCCGGAGGAGTTCACAATAGAGATTCAGACTCCCCCTCCCCCTCCGGAATTTTCTGAAAAATACAGCAATATGCTACCTGTCATGCCACAGATCACCGCGCTCGGCGTGGATCCGGGAGTGGCAGCTCTTGCACAGGGCCTGCAGGTTGCTCTCCGCATGGGTCCCGCCCTCACGGAGCGGACGGATGTGGTGCACGTGCTCAGTCCTGGGAGGTACCATCGACGGCGGGCATCCCGCGTCGGTCCACTTCTTATAGCAGATCTCACAGAAGGGATGGGCACTGACGTAGGCGTCCCGGATGGCTGGCCAGGATCCTTTGTACTTGTTCCTGGTCTCCGGGTCCCGCTTGTACTTTTCGTAGCGTGCATTCATTACCTTCGTGTGTTCGGGGCAGTACTTCTTATCAGTCAGCTCCGGGCAGCCGGGGAATGCACAGGGATGCTTAGGTCTTCGCGGCATAGCTGCTCCTTACCTTCTCCCTGAGTCCGTACATACCCGGCCGTGCACGCAGGAACAGACCACGTGCACGACGAGCATGCAGTCAAACAGAAAAGGGAGAAATGAAGTAACCAGGCAAAGGAAAAGGCACCGGCTGTTATACCGATGCCTTCGCCTGTTCTGGCCATAC